ATGATTGGACGAGGATAAGCACTGATAGGGAAACATTATGCCAGAAGAAACCGGCGAAGTAACCGCCGAAACTCTGTTGGCCGCTGCACAGGAGTTTGATACTGCTGTCGCTGCGGGGGAACAACCTAACGTCGATATAAAGACGGAGGAACCTGAACCGGAGGAAACTCCGCCACCTGAGCCGGAAGCAGAACTGGAGCCGGAGCCTGAAGGGCAGGATGTGGATGAACCCGAAAGTTCATTGACAGAAGGCGAGACTCCTGAAGAGGAGGACAAGCCGCAAAAGAGTAAGTGGGCTAAGAACGAGTCCCGCAAGAGCAAGTCGTGGAAAGAGATAAACTCTCAAAAAGAAGCGATCAAGAAGGAGCGGGAGGAGCTGGAGTCTATGAAGGGTGCGCTTCAAGAGAAGCAGACCGACATGGACGAAGGGAAAGCCTACCGGGATAAGGATGGCTTTACGGCGGACGATTATGAGCGTGCCGCTGACAGGGCTGAGGAAGACGGCGATTATAGTGATGCTGAAGCTGCCCGTGCTAGGGCTAAAGAACTGGCAGGGGAAGGCAAGAAGGCTGAGGGTGATCGCACGGTCAAGAAGTTTCAGGATGCGTTTGAGAAGACGCGGCAGGAACTTATGGAAGAGATGCCTTCTCTGAAGGAAACCGATTCCGAATTGACTAAAGAGTCTAATCAGATACTGAAAGACCATCCCGATCTAATCTATTCTTCTGAGGGAACTGGACTGCGCTATGCAGTCAAGATCGCACAGTGGAAGATTGCGGCGTCTAAGTCGGAAACGAGTCAGGCTGAAGTCAAGGAACTAACGGATAAATTAAGTAAACTGGAAAAGAAAATGTCAGTTGGCGGCGGATTCACGAGCGGGAAGCTGGATGGCGGCAAGAGTTTTGATGATCTTTCACTAGATGATCAGGAGTCTTACTTGATGAAGGCGGCTGCGGCTCACGATGATGGCTAATGACTGACGGAAGGTAAAAATTATGGCTATTAATGTCACAACCGATGCCGATCTAGCTGTCCAGTATCAGAATTATTTCAGCAAGAAATTGCTGACCTACGCTGTTCAAGCATTGGTACTAGATCAGTTCGGCACTAAAGCCCCACTTCCTGCGAAGTCGGGTCACAAAGCAATATCCATGTTTAGATGGGACGTCCCGAAAGCGACTGACATCAACACTCTCACGGAAGGTACTGTGGGGTCTGTTGGTGATCGCGACATTGCGTTGACTAAGATCAGCAAGACGCTGATTCAACGGGGTCAAGTCGTTAAGTTGTCTGACATCCTGAACGCAACGGACTTATTTTCGTCGCTTCAGCAAAGTGTCAAGATCAACGGACAGGATGCGGCCATCGACATGGACAACATCACGCGCAACATATTGGTTGGTTCCAATGTGGGCGATAACGTAAACTCAGGTGCGACTGCGATGGAAGGTGGCTATTCCACTGACCCATCGGATAACCTTGATAACGGTGATTCGCTCACTGAAATCTATGCGACAGGCACAAGGCAGACAGCCAGCGGAGGCGAATACTCGACGTTCGAGCAAACCACCAGCGGTAATACGATGACTGCTGAGGCTGTCCTGAATGCTGTTACCCAGCTAAAGGTTAACCGTGCAATGCCCACTAAAGGTGGGAATTATGCTGCGGTTTGCAGTCCTCAAGTATTGAGCGACCTGATGCAGGTTAATACGTGGGTTAACGCTGCCCAATACAGCAACGTAGAGGAGCTGTATAAGGGCGAAGTTGGCCGATTGTATGGAGCGAAATTCGTGACTACCACGAATCCGTTTGTTACCGAGTCCGCACTCGGAACCGATGCTGACCGCTTCATCTACGATGATGATTCCGGCGGCGGTGAGGCTGCGGACAAAGATGTTCATGTCTCCCTGTTCTTAGGGGAGGGTGGATTCGGAGTACCGGAGTTATCGAGTCAGTCACCATTCAGTCCGAAGATTGTAATCACGGATTCAGCAGATAAGAGCGATCCTCTTAATCTCCTGATTACCGCTGGTTTTAAGGTCTTCTGGACTGCGTTGAGGCAGAACACGAACTACTACGTTATCATGCGTAGCAAGACGGCTTCGACTGCGTAAGAGCTAACAAGTTATGAAACCTAAAGGTGGATTAACCCTTATTATAGCCGTGGGAGGGGGTAACGCCCCTTCTCACGGTCATTCCGATAAACAAGACAAAGGTGGAAAGATGATTAGATTACCATTGGATGCACTGGTGTCCGAGCTGGAAGACGGCTCGGAAGTATCACCGGAAATTGGGGACGTTGTAGTTCTCGAAACGGTTGAGGGTGAAGTTGTCGCAGTCAACGAGGACGGGACAGCGCACGTTGAACTTACGACCGCTGGCGGTCAGCCTATTGAGTACGTTGAGGAAGCTGCCGAGATTGATGCGGAAGCTGAGGATATGGATGAGATGGATGGCATGGAAGAGGAGCTTATGGCAGCGGCAGCGGCGCAGGACGAGGAGATGGGGCTGTAATGCCTCTCTACACGTTCGAGAACAACGAGGGTCACACCATCGAGAGGCTTGTGCCGATAGGGCGCGAGACTGTCAAGGTTGATGGCGTTGTGTATTTGAAAAGCTGTACCCCGCAGGGCTTTGCCATGCCGGGGAGGGCAGTTGGTATTCCGCCGCAGAAGGAACAGGTTAAGGACGGGTATCACAAGTTGGAGTGTGAGGAGGGATCGCGCTTCCTGAAGAAGTCGCTCTTCTCAACTAAACAGATAAAAAAAGCATGGGGGTTTTAGATGGCTAACGAGAAAATTAGTGAACTGACTGCACTTGATCCGCCAGTGGGTGGTGATGTTCTGCCGATAGTTGATGTCAGTGCGACGGGCGTATCAATAACAGGCGAGACAAAGAGGATTTCTGTTACCAACCTGATACTGGAGTCCGAGCAAACCCTGACGAACAAGACCCTTACGAGTCCGGTTATATCTACGATTGTTAACACCGGGACTCTGACGTTGCCGACTTCCACGGACACGTTGGTTGGATTGGCGACTACGGACACGCTGACGAATAAGACCCTTACCGACCCTATACTGAACGGAACCCTTTCTGGAACAGCCTTTCTTGACGAAGATGATATGTCATCTGACAGTGCTGTCGCGGTTGCCTCGCAGCAGTCTATTAAGAAATATGTTGATGCCCAGATTCTTACTGAAGACACGTTAGCCGAGCTAAACGATGTCACCATCAGCGGCCTAGCCGATGCCAACCTGTTAATTTACGATAACGGGGATAGTAAGTGGGAGAACAAGGCTCTTTCCGGGGATGGAACAATTAGTGCCGCAGGGGCGATAACCCTAGGAGCCACCAACACCAATTTGACCACGCTGGCTAACGTGACTACCGTTGGCACGATTGGTGCGGGTACATGGGAAGGCGATACGGTTGCTGCCAATCAGGGCGGCACAGGGTTCGAGGGCTACACGGTGGGTGATATACTTTATGCAGACACCACCAGCACGCTTACGAAGCTCATAGCTGGGGCGGATGGGTTTGTTTTGACTTCTGCTGGGGCTGGGACAGCTCCGGCATGGGAGGCTGGCGGGTCGGGATCAGTTACCTCTGTTTCCGGTGCGGGAACGGTTAACGGACTTACCTTAACCGGGACAGTCACCACGACGGGAAGTCTGACGCTGGGTGGAACGCTTGCAAGTGTGGCAAATTCTGCTTTAACCAATTCCTCGGTCACGGTTGGCACGACTGAAATAAGTCTGGGCGCAGCCTCCACGACTCTCGTTGGGTTAACGTCCGTCACTTCAACAGACTTTTTAGGCGACCTGACTGGCAACGCTGATACAGTCACTACCAACGCGAATTTATCAGGCGATGTGACTTCAAGCGGGAACGCAACCTCCTATAATAATGTAATGCCTGTTGCGAAGGGCGGGACAACATTAACGGGGTTTACGGCAGGTGATGTTCTTTATGCTGACACCACAACCACATTAGCCAAACTTGCAAAACCGGGAACACCTGCGGGTGAGGTCTTGACCTTTGCAACATCCGCCTCTGCTCCCTCGTGGGTGGCTCCCACCACTGGAGACATTACGGGACTCACGGAGGGGACGAACATAACCATAACTAGCGCGACAGGCCCTGTCCCGACAATCAACGTGGACAACCCGCTAGTGGCAGATGTAACCGGAGACTTAACGGGTAACGCTGATACGGTTACCAACGGGGTTTACACAACAAACAATCTTTCTGTTCTGGCGGCTACAACTTCCGCGCAGTTGGCGGGGGTTATTTCGGATGAGACGGGCAGTGGTGCATTGGCATTTGCGACCAGTCCAACGCTGGTGACTCCCGTGTTAGGAACGCCAGCTTCCGGTACGCTGACTAATTGCACTTTCCCTACCCTGAATCAGGATACTACCGGAAATGCGGCCACTGCCGCCGCCCTTGAGACGGCTAGGACAATAGGCGGCACAAGTTTTGATGGGACGGCCAATATTGATATTGAGGCTGGAGTCCTAAAGGCTACCGGAATAACTGATGGCTGGGTGTTGACGGCAGATGGGTCGGGCGAGGCTGACTGGGAAGCGGCGGGCGGCGGCGGCAGCGGAGATGTAACCGGGCCATCATCTGCTACGGACGAAAACATTGTTATTTTTGACGGCACAGGCGGAAAGACAATCAAGGACGGCGGTCAAGGCTTACCTGCGGGAACAATAGTTGGAACAAGCGACACACAGACGCTCACCAACAAGACACTTACGAGTCCGATTTTGGTCACACCAGCCCTAGGAACTCCTGCAAGCGGGGTGGCAACAAACTTGACTGGAACAGCAGCTAGTCTTACAGCGGGGACTGTTACCACCAACGCAAATTTAACAGGTGATGTGACGAGTTCAGGTAATGCAACTTCCATAGCGGCTGGGGTAATCGTTGATGGGGATGTTAAGTCTGATGCTGCTATTGCTTATTCTAAATTGGGAACGATCCCTACGTGGAATCAGGGTACTACTGGCAACGCTGCCACAGCAACCACAGCGGCTACGGTCACAGGCGCGACTCAAGCTGCGATTACCAGCGCAGCCAATCTCGCCACGGTGGGAACGATTGGCACGGGTGTCTGGCAAGGCACGGCAGTTGATGGTGCGTATGTTGACATTGAAGGTACGGAAGTAAAATCAACTGGGGAATCTGGCGGGACAAAGTTCTTGCGCGAAGACGGTGACGGGACTTGTTCGTGGGCAACCCCGGCAGGAAGTGGCACAGTCACGGGAACTGGCGCAGACAATCAGGTGGCTGTGTGGAGCAGCGCAAGTGCGATTGAAGGTGACGCAGACTTTATATTTGATGGAACGAACGTCGGGATAGGGGCGGTTCCGGAGGCGTGGGATTCAGCATATACTGCGTTGCAGGTTGGTGAATACGCAGCCTTATGGTCATCAAAGGTGGGGGACGCGAGCAACTTTTCAGGGCTGATGCACAACGCCTATTTTGATGGCGCGTACAAATATCTAACCACGGCTACGGCCACATCAATACATACTGGAGGGGCGGGAGCCATCACTTTTCGCACAGCCCCGTCTGGCACAGTAGATACCGCGATTACATGGAACACAACCGCGATGACCATCGACAACGACGGCAACGTCGGGGTAGGGATCAGCAGTGGTCTGGTTGCGCAACTTCAACTAGCGAATGATTATGGTAGCAGCGAAACGGCTGGCATTTATATTTCCAATAATGGAACGGCAACGGCTGATGATCTGTCCCCGATAGCGTTTACGACCAGAAGTTCTAACTGGGGAACTGCTCATGCTGCGACGATTGCGGCTGGAACTGATACTGCGTTGGACGGCGGAGCTTACCTGAAGTTTAGCACATCCACCACGGGTCAATATTCTCCCACCGAAGCAATGCGGATCGACAACGACGGCAACGTCGGGATAGGGACGGCTTCGCCGGAATCTGGGTACAAGCTGGACGTTAACGGTAAGGCTATCATTCGGGATGATCTGGATTTATGGAATGATTACTGCATTCAGTATTTCAAGAAGGGAAATGGGACGGACACTTTAGGTTGGATTCTTAATCGCGACGAGTATGGGTGTCAATATGTATGGGCGGATGGTCAAGATTTAGGGTTTCTTACTACTACAACGGGAGGCACGACGACACCCCGCATGACCATCGACAGCAGCGGCAACGTCGGGATAGGGCGTTCTCCTACGAAATTGCTTGACGTTTACAGCACGGGAAATGGAGAGGTAAACGTAGAGAGGGCTTCTGGGGCAGCTATCCTAACTCAAGCACAGTCTGCATTAGGTAAATTCGGAACCACCAGCAACCACAATATGCAGTTCATGGCCAATAATACTGGCTATATGACCATCGACACCAGCGGCGACGTCGGGATAGGGACGTCGATTCCAGCAGCGAGACTTTCCGTACAGGGTACTGCTGACACTTTAGGTGATTCCCGGAGACTGGTTTGTATTGATGACGATACGGCAATGGCAGCGGGCGTAGGCGGCGGCATTGCATTCGGAGGGGCGTACAAAACTGATGGAACGATTACCCGACTCGCGGGAATCTGGGCCGAGAAGGAAAACGCAACCACAGAAAACGAAGCCGGGCAGCTACATCTCGGTACGAGGGTGGATAACGGAACCATTAGTTCCGACCTTGTAGTCACCAGCACTGGCCGCGTCACCGTCAAGAAAGCCAGTAACGGGGAGCTGGCTACTGCACTGACAAGCTCAAGCAACTCTACGGCGATTGAATTGAATGATGCGAACAACTTTGAGCTTACGATGACAGAGGATACTACGCTTGAAAACCCCTCAAGCACTCCTGTGCCGGGGCAAAGCGGGTGTATCGTTATCACGCAAGACGCTTCCGCCAGTGAGTTGACATACGGCTCTCAATGGAAATTTGAGGGCGGCACTCTCCCGGAGTTAAGCACCACGGAAGATGCAGTAGACAACCTCGCGTACTATGTGGCCAGTTCAACCAGCATCCATGCGGTGCTATTAAAGGACTTCTTACCTAGCTAATGTCATTCGGCGGTATACATCCATTCCTGTTGAAGAAGGGGCCGGGCGAGGGGCCGAGTGGTGGCAACTTTATGGAGGCGAACGGCCCAGATGGTGCTGCGGGGGTGGAGGTTGGCGACTATAAATATCATACCTTTACTGGCGATGAGGATTTCATCATAACCGATGCGGGCGACTCCACTGGGTCAAACGCCTTTGACTATCTTATTGTAGCGGGCGG